GACTGCATGGTCGCGTGGCTGCGGGATGCCGGTTTCGACCTGCGCACGCGCAAGGCGGATGGCGGGCAGTTCGGCTTCTCGGCGGCAGACGGACGACTCCAGGGGCACATCGACGGCGTCATCGTCGCTGGCCCCGAAGGCTTCGCCTACCCCTGTTTGTGGGAGAACAAGTGCCTGGGCAACAAAACCTGGCGCGAGATGGAGAAACACCGGCTTGCCGTGGCCAAGCCCGTCTATGCCGCCCAGGTCGCCCTCTACCAGGCTTATCTCGAACTCACCGAGCACCCGGCGATCTTCACGGCGATCAACGCCGACACGATGGAGATCTACGCCGAGATCGTGCCCTTTGATGCGGCCCTGGCACAGCGCATGTCGGATCGGGCGGTAAAAGTCATCGCGGCGACTGATGCAGGCGAACTCCTGCCGCGCGCCTTCAATGACCAGACCCACTTCGAATGCCGGATGTGCGCATGGCAAGACCGCTGTTGGAGCAAGACATGAACAAACACACTCAATCGCAAGAATCGCTGGCCGAAGGGGAATCAATGATCGATGCCAGGCAGGCCAGTTACACACTCAGGCTGCCCTACTACTGGTTCGCCGATCCGAAGATGCGTGCCGCAAAGCGCATCCCCCACTACCAGTTATCGAGGCTGGTTCGCTTCCGGTTCTCGGAACTGGAAGTCTGGTATCGACAGAACGGAAGGGTATGCCGCACCGGCAAGACCGGCACGGAGGGCAACGATGACTGACTACCGCGTTCATATCAAGGTCAGAAACGCTCGCCTGTTGCGCGCCATCGAGCAGGTCTGTACGGCGAGGATGATGCACATCGAGGTTACTGCACGATGTAAGTGGCGTGCGCTTGCACAGCGGGCATCGGTGATGGAGCTTGTCGAGGAGGCGTCATGATCGACTTCAACGACATCCCACAACCCGAGGCACAAGACTGCCAGGCCCGCCGCGAGGAGATTCGCGCAGCACTGCTCGCCCGGCTGGACACGGTGCTGGCCACGCTGTTTCCGGCAGGTAAAAAGCGCAAGGGCAAGTTTCTCATCGGCGATGTACTGGGCAGTCCTGGCGACAGCCTCGAGGTCGTGCTCGAGGGCGGGAAGGCGGGGCTGTGGACGGATCGTGCAACCGGACAGGGAGGCGATGTCTTCGACCTCATCGCCGCGCACCTAGGCCTCGATGCGCACCGGGACTTTGCGCGGGTGCTGGAAGATGCAGATCGACTCCTCGGTCACGCTCGAACCAGGCCCGCACGCAAGGCCAGACGCGAGGCGCCGGTCGATGATCTCGGCCCGGCCACGGCCAAGTGGGACTACCTCGATGCCGAAGGACGACTGCTGGCCGTCGTTTACCGCTACGACCCGCCCGGGCGCAAGAAGGAGTTCCGGCCGTGGGACGCCAAGCGACGCAAGATGGCACCGCCCGAGCCGCGCCCGCTCTACAACCAGCCGGGGATGAAGGATGCCGCGCAGGTCATACTGGTCGAGGGCGAGAAGTGCGCGCAGGCCTTGATCGAGGTCGGCATCGTGGCGACCACGGCGATGCACGGCGCGAACGCCCCGGTGGAGAAAACCGACTGGTCACCGCTGGCGGGTAAATCCGTGCTGATCTGGCCCGACCGTGACAAGCCGGGCTGGGAGTACGCAACGCAGGCGGCACAAGCCATCCTGTCGGCGGGTGCGAAGTCGTGCTTCATCCTGTACCCGCCCGAGGAGGCGGCGGAAGGCTGGGATGCCGCCGACGCCATTGCCGAGGGCTTCGATGTTGCCGCCTTCCTCGCCCATGGCCCGCGTCTGCAGATGCACGACGTGGCCGATGAGGCAGAGCCGGTCGTCAGCAGTGACGAATCGGTGTGGGGCACCGAAGATGCTCTGGCCCTGGCCTTCACCCGGCGCTACCACCGCGACTGGCGCTACGTGGCTGCCTGGGGCCGCTGGCTGGTGTGGGACGGCCAGCGTTGGCGCACGGAAGACACACTGGCTGCGACGGATCTCATCCGAGGGGTCTGCCGCCATGCCGCCATGCGCGCCGAGAATCCCAAGGTGGCCGCCAAGCTCGCCAGTTCGAGCACGGTCAGCGGCGTGGAACGATTGGCACGTGCGGATCGCCGACACGCCGCCACCACCGACGAGTGGGATGCCGATGCCTGGCTGCTCAACACACCCGGCGGGGTGGTCGATCTCAAGACCGGTCGGACGCGCCCGCACGAGCGCGCCGACCGGATGACCAAGATCACGACCGCCACACCGGGAGGAGATTGCCCGACCTGGCGGCGGTTTCTCGATGACGTCACGGGCGGCGATCTGGCCCTGCAGTCATACCTGCAGCGCATGATCGGCTACTGCCTGACGGGGATGACCAGCGCGCACGCGCTGTTCTTCCTCTATGGCACGGGTGCCAACGGCAAGAGCGTGTTCGTCAACACCGTGGCGACCATCTTGGGCGACTACGCGGCCACCGCCTCGATGGAGACCTTCGTCGAGACGCGGCACGAGCGCCATCCGACCGATCTGGCGGGCTTGCGCGGCGCGCGCTTCGTCTCCGCCATCGAAACCGAGCAGGGCCGGCGCTGGGCCGAGTCCAAGATCAAGGCCATCACTGGCGGCGACCGCATCGCCGCGCGCTTCATGCACAAGGATTTCTTCACCTACACGCCACAGCTCAAGCCCGTCATCGTCGGCAACCACAAGCCCGCCATCCGCAACATCGACGAGGCGATGAAGCGACGGCTGCATCTCATTCCCTTCACGGTGACCATCCCGCCCGAGCGACGCGATGCCGGGCTCACCGACAAGCTGCTGGCCGAGCGCGATGGGATTCTCGCCTGGGCGGTCGAGGGATGTCTGGCCTGGCAACGCGAGGGCTTGAACCCGCCCGAGTGCGTGCGCACGGCCACCGAGGAGTACTTCGACGAGGAGGATGCACTGGGTGACTTCCTTGATGAAGAGGCCCAGCGTCATCCGCAGGCCCGCGTGGCCGTGGCCGAGGTGTTCCAGCGCTGGCAGGAGTGGGCCACGCGGCGTGGCGAGTATGTGGGCACGAATCGCTGGCTCGCGCAGCAATTGGTCAACCGGGGATTTGCGCGCACACGCCTGCACGGCGGTGTCAAAGGTCTCTCGGGTATCTCGCTCAAGCCCAAGGACTACGGCACGCGACTGCCGTATCGCGACGATTGAACCCGATGGTGACTCAAGGTGACTGGTCTGCCTTAATTGCTCTACACGCGTGCGCGCGCGCGCGTGAGAGGATTTATGGCACGTCGGTCACGTTCAGTCACCTCATACCGAAAAGGATGAAACGATGACTTTGACGATACTCGCCCTCGACTTGGGCACCACCACCGGCTGGGCGCTGCGCGACCGTGACGGCTCCATCACCAGCGGCAGTGAAACCTTCAAACCCCGACGCTTCGAAGGCGGCGGCATGCGCTTCCTGCGCTTCCGTCGCTGGATTTCTGAAATTCAGAAATCCGTTTCTGAAATTCAGTTTTTGTGCTTCGAGGAAGTGCGCCGCCACGCCGGCGTCGACGCCGCACACGCCTATGGCGGCTTCCTTGCCACGCTGACCGCCTGGTGCGAGCACCACGGCATTCCCTACCAAGGCGTGCCGGTGGGCACGATCAAGAAGCACGCGACGGGGAAGGGCAACGCTGGCAAGGCCGAGATGATCGCCGCCGTCCGTGCCCGTGGTTTCCGGCCTGCCGACGACAACGAAGCAGATGCCCTGGCCTTGCTCGTCTGGGCCATCGAGACGCAGGAGGTGTGAGATGAAGATTCCCGCCTACCGTTACCGCTGCCCGCTGGGGCGTCTCGACGAGCGCGACGATCCCGAAGACATCAAGCGCCAGGGCTGGCGTGACCAGCGCATCCTGGTGGTGTCCGAAGAGGACGTGCGACTCAATTTCGTCGAGCGCGAGCTGATCCGCCGTATCGGCGAACGTCTCTATGGGGAGAAGCGCCGTGGCTGAATGGACGATGGATGACGTGGCGGTGCGCTTTGCCGAGGCCGCCGAGACGGCGCGGCGACCGCCCCGGGTCAGGGTGCAGGGTTACTTCAACGTCTGGCCGGAGTTCAAGCGCGAGCCATGGGAAGTGATGGGCGCACCCGAGGAGGGCTACCGTCCCCTGCCGCCCAGTCCCGAGGCCGTCGAACGCATGCTGGAGGCGATGCGCTGGGTGCAGTGGCTGGAGATCGAGCAACGGCATCTCGTCTGGATGCGTGCCAGGCACGACGAGTGGAAGTCCATCTGCCGCCGCCTCGGATGCGACCGCACGACCGCCTGGCGGCGGTGGCAGAGGGCTCTGCTGCTGGTGGTCGATCGGCTGAATGGTGGGCAGGGAACTTCTCGACACTAAGTGCCACTAAGTGGCATACTTTGAAAATGAAAAGGGTCTTCAAGACGCGCCATTTCGCCCGCTGGATGGGCAAGACCGAACTGACGGACGCCGGCTTGTGTCGAGCGGTCGAGGAGATGGCCGCAGGACTCATTGATGCCGACTTGGGTGTGGCGTCGTGAAAAAGCGCGTGGGCTTGGGCAACCGCGGCAAGCGGGGTGGAGCGCGCACCTTGATCGCCACCAACAAGGGTGATCGTTGGTTCTTCGTCTTCGGCTTCGAGAAGAACGAGCGGACCAACATCGATGACGAGGAACTGGAGGCGCTGCGGGAGTTGGCCGCCGATCTACTGTCCCGACCCGTGCGCCAGTTGGATGAATCCGTTGCCGACGGAACATTGCAGGAGATTTGCCGTGACTACCAGAGCTAAATCCAAGAGCCGATTGCTCGATGCCGTCCATGAGACGGCGCGCGACTTGCATCGTCTGGGCTTCATCGACAAGCGCAAGATGCGCAAGTACGACGCATTGTGCCTGGAGCCGGTGCATGAATACGACGCTGAGAAAGTGCGCGCCTTGCGCGAACGCCTGCACTTGAGTCAGGCGGTGCTGGCATCGGTTCTCAACACCAGCGTCTCCACCGTGCGTAAGTGGGAAGTGGGCGACAAGAAGCCCAGCGGTCCCTCTCAGAAGCTGCTCGACCTCATCGAACGCAAGGGACTGGAAGCGGTACTCTGAAATCAGCGAACGCTATCCGGCCGTGCGCCCGAACTAGAGGGTCAAGTAGAGCAATGCCTGCCGTGAATGTCCGCGGATTCGGGCTGTTGGGCGTTTTGTGATGAATCCGGCATGCAACACAAAGGCCGGTTTTTGATAGGATGACGGCTATGATCTGGCGAGCGGTGTGGGTGTGATGCCTACATCGCTTCCGGCCAGAAAAATTCGACGGGTCCTTCCCGTCCAAAATCCCATGCGGGGGGCGCGCGCGCGGCATTTCGCTAGCGTCCGATCCCGAAACGAGGTTACCGGGGTTACCAGTTACCACCCCGGTTACCACCTGAACCGAGTTACCACCCTTTGATGACCCGCCCTCCGTGGCGGGTTTTTGCTTTGGTTCCGGCATCACGCGCTTTGCGCATGAGCCTTCACCGAAACTTCGTTTTCCAATGACCGAACAACTGCGCGTCGAGTATCGCAAGATCGAGACGCTGATCCCTTTCGCCCGCAATCCGC